GGTATAACTCTCTTCACTTCCTTCATCTCTGTCTTTTAACTTCCGTCCTTTTTCCTCCAAAAACCTCTTTGCTGCGTCTTTTGAACTCTGCCCTTTTTCAACCGGAACAGGTTGGCTCTTCATGGTGATCCAGCGTTCTGGGTTTTCAACCCAGTTCATAGCCTGAAACTCAGCCATAACCTGCGGGGTGATGTCCTCGTAGTCTTCCAGACCGTCAACGCCGGCGTCGAGCTCTTCACTATCTTCACTCGGCCCGAGCCGGCTCCAATCCTTAAAGCCAAAAGAATAATCCTCAAACGGATGCCGGTCTATTGAGAAGTCCCCGTATTTTGAATGCGGATATTTCTCTTCTATTTCCTCAAGTTTCTTCTCCATAAGCCACGTCGGAATATTTCCGTTCGGCTGGATAAAGGACTTGGGAATGAAAATCCTGTGCCTTATGTCCTTCTCGATGTCGTAAAAATCAAGATTTATATCATAGCCATAAGCTTTGTCGGATTCCCAATCCGCTTTTGCCGGACGCTTGACGCCCTCTTTTCTCCGCTTGATATATTCTTCTTTGGCCTGCTTTTTCTCTTCGTCGGTTTTTGCCTCCTCAAAAGCCTGTTGGCCCGCAGGGAGCAGGCTTCCGTCTTCTTTGAGCCAACGTTTTTGAATCCAAAACGTTTTCCCGGACTTTTGGAGCTGGTAAGCTTTTGTCGTTTCTTTAACAAGTTCAAAACCGCCTTTTGCAAAACGTTCGTCCCCTTCGCGAGAATCCCTCGCCGCTTTTTCCACAACTTTTTGGTATAATTCAAAGTTTCTGTCTTTTAATCTTTGCAAATCCTTTTTAGAGTACTGAGAAATATCGGGGATTTTTTCCTCTCTTGGTTCCTCAGTCTTTTCTCCACCGTCACGCTCTTTGAACGTACGCCCCTTTTCTTCCAAAAACCGTTTTGCCGCATCACGGGGGGTGTCGCCTTCTGCCAACGGAACCGGCTGCGACTTCATCGTTATCCACGACTTCGGATTGTCAACCCAGTTCATTGCCTGAAACTCAGCCATAACCTGCGGGGTGATGTCCTCGTAGTCTTCCAGACCGTCAACGCCGGCGTCGAAAGTCAAACCGTTGAGATTGAACTGCTTAAACTGTTTCAGCCACTCAAAGACTTCATCCTGCTTTGCTCCAAGGTTGACAAGCGCACTCGCTACCTCGGCATACGACTTGATATTTTCCGCAAGCTCTTTTTCCGTTGCCTCTTCCAACGGGTTAAAGGTAAAATCCGTAAATTTTACAAACTTCCCGCTGTCAATTCCGGCAACAATGCCATACATAAACAGCAGATTATTTTTTACTGATTCCTGAATGCTGCGGCATTTGTCATACCATTTGCGGCGGTCGCCCGAACCGGTGGCGTTCATACCCTCGGCCGATTTTCCCATAAGTTCGGTATAAGGAATGTCCGTCTTGGCGGAAATCAGCAAATAGAATTCTTCGACGTTTTCAGCCATACCGGCAAGACTGGTTGTCAGCTGCATAACGTCTTCCGTCGTTTTAATCGGACAAACACCGAAGTTGTCCTGGACAAAAGACATAAAATTCAGCCTGTCCTTAAAGCATTTAGCATTTTCGGTTGTAAAAGAACTCTCATCCGCCTTCAGGTAAGTGAACCGAAAACGGTTCATCAAGTTTGCCAGTCCCTGACTTGCCAAGTTTGAGTTTGCGACGTCCTGCTTGATAAGCTGCGTCAAAGGCATACCGAAATACAACGTCAGAGGACGCATCGGCAATTCCGGGATGTTCGCTTCAAACTTAAGAAAATGGCTTTTGTGAACCGCTCCCAGCCCGATAACATACCAAACAGAAGGCTCCATGTAATCGCCCGCGGCGGGGTTTACGGTATTAACCTGCACTGCGACACAATTAATTGGGTCGATATGACGGAAACCGCGAAAACGCCGCATATCCATGTTGCGCAAATCGAGCGGCTGCGTCAGCTCTTCGCCGGCAAGACCGAAATCCATATAAAGCAGACAACCTCCGGTGACATAATTTGACCGCACCGCGGCGCGAAGATGCTGCCATACGTCAAATTCTGCCGCCTGTTTTTCGATTGTGTCCTTTTGCTCCGGGGCAACGCCTGCCAGCTCTCCGCCTTTGGCAAACGGAGTTTCGCTCAAAACGTTAAAAACCTTTGCAAACAACGGATCTTGCGCCAAAGAATAGCACTCATAATAGTTAACCGGCTGATACAAAAACAATGATGCGTGCGCGGTGCCGTAACCGGAATTGACCGACTGCAAGGGGTTGATCCATTGATTTTGCAGCCGGGACAAGTGGGCATTATACATCCTCAGCCCTTTACCGGCTCCGGCGTCTTTCGCGCCGCCCTCAAGGCGTGCTTTTGCCAATGTCCACGGCTCGGATATGGACACCGCTTGTTCTTCTTTTAACATATTGGCAAGAAGAGCGAAATTATCGGCCGCTTTTTTTTCCTGTTTTCTTTTGAAAAAACGAAACATAAATCTACCCCATTATGCGCATCAGCTCGCCCCAGTCAGGAGTTTGAGCTTTGCGCCTGATTTTCAAAGCATAGATCAGAACATCGCAATAGTCGTCGTGCGCATCCTGTTTGCCCCCGGTAAACGCCTCACACTCGCTCAAGAACTCAAGCAGCCACGGTGCGGATGCCGGGATATGAAAATAGCCGCTTTCCAAATCGGCGGCCACCTCGTTAAACCTCAAATACTTATCGGCAACCTGGTCTTTCTTCAGTTCCGCATTGTGAACAGTCGGCTGCAGCTCTCTTATCGGCAGGCCTTCTTCTCGCAACTGCTGGATCAGAGATATGCCGGAACCTTTGTTTTCAATGTAAATTGCGGAAAACGGACTGCTCGCATATGTTTTGGCTTTCTCAAAAAAGCTCTTCAAATCCCGCCTTAAATCTGGGAAGATGACTTTTTTCGAGTAGCCGTCCAACATATAAAGGTCTTTGCCTTTTGTTCCGAAAAGTCCGAACGCCGAATTGTCAGCGGATTTTTTTTCCGAAAAAGCCGTATCGGCAACGATAAACAGGCTGTCAAACTGCGCCGGACATATATCATAGCGCTGCATCTGGCTTATCTTTATCAGATTGCCGCCTTCAATAATCGGCTCCTGCTGATATAACGCCGCAAAATTTGCTGAGCCGAGCGCTTTCTCCTGTTCCCGCAAAAAATCAATGCTGCGGAACTCCGGGAAAAGAGCGTTGCCATTTTTATCTATCGCCGGATGTCGGCTTGATATGATTTTATCCTTAAAATAAGGATCTGTTTTAAGCATTCCGATCAGATCCTGAGTATGCCAGCGGGAATGCAGCACCAGAACCATCGTGTTGTTTTGCCGGCGGCTCATAATATCGCCGCGGAAGCGGTTTTCAACCTTTGCGCGGATAGTGGGCGACAAGGCGTCTTCCGCGTTTCTGTACGGGTCGTCGATAATTGATATGTGCGACGGGTAACCGGTGTTTCCCTCACCCATAAGCCTATAATCGATCTGTCCGCCTTTCTTAAACCAGACGGTTGAGGCATTGGCTTTCTTTATCACGTTGCCAAATACCGACTTATAACGTGCCCCCTGCAAAATGTTCAAAACCTCCGCCTGTGTTTTGTCCCGGAGGTCGTCAGAGCTGGTGTAAAAGTTAAACTTCAAATCACCGTGACGCCCTATCAGCCAAGCAGTGAATATACGCAGCTTTGTTGACTTCCCGTGCTGCACCGGCTCTTCGGACGTCGCAATCGGGCGTTCGCCTTTTAAGAACCTGTAATATAATTCATACTGAAAAAAGTCGCACAGTTCTTCTTCCCAGTTTCCGGTGCGGAATCCGTCAGAACCGCGCAGGTCTTCATTGATGAAAAGATAAAAGCTGTAAAAATCAGCCTGAAGTTTTTTCCTTGTCGATTCGTTCAAAACGTCTCTCCATAATAGCCAGCAGTTCGGCGCTTGAAACAATCGGCACATCCAGATCATTGCCTTCGCTGTCTGTGCGCGCTTTCTTATCAACGATCATGCCAAACAACTTAGCCTTCCCCATCGAGGCGGAAACCATCGCCGAACTTTGTCCTAATTCTCTGGCAATTTTACGAGCATCTTCCAGCTCTTCAACAATGTCATCAACGGTTAAATCATAACGTTGAAGTGCTCGTCTTTTTAATTCCTCTACTCTTGCCGCGACCTTGCCGTTGCTCATCAGTTCCACTGCTTTGCGATTGATCGTCTCCATTTTCATCTTTGACGCATTATAAGCCTGCCGATAAGCATCAGAGTAAGTGAGACCTTTGGCCACCCCTTGACAAAAATTTTCCTGTTTAACCGTTAAATCCATCAGATAAACTTTCATAAAATCCCGAAAAGCGGCTAAGGAAACAGAAAACCACTCTCGGGAAAATAAAAAAAACCCGATGCCGTGAACAGAGGGGAGATGCCACGGCAGAACGGGAAAGAAAAGCAGCAAAACGAAGCTGCGGTTTCGGCAATTTTCCGATTGGTACCGGATTGTTGCCATAAAAAAACGGCCGTTTCAAAAAACGACCGTCAGGATGTTCTCAATCAACAACTGAAAAGGTAAACTGTGACAACCTTTAGGTTCAGTTATCGATTATGAATGAAATCATACAAAGTTTTCGAAAACTTGTCAATAGGTATTTTCAGTTATTTTCTCATCTCCTTATAATAATTTTCAATATCATCCCAAAAACCAACAGTTGCCATCCCAACAATCTGCGGTCGGGGAACTTTGAGTTTTCCCCAGTAGTGTTCAATCAGACAATCCAATCCGCGGCAAACGGTTTCCTTCAACAATTCCAAATCATGGATATACTGGTCTTTTCGGATGTTGGGAATTTTTATCGGCGCATTTTCACAACATATCTGCCTAATAACAAAAGACTGCTTCTTATCCAGACACGATATTGCTTTGATAAATCTCGTACGCGCATCCAAAACAGCCGGAGACAATTCATTGCGCACAGAATTATCGACCCGGGGCTTGGTGTAATCAATGATACCTTCAGCTACAAAACGGCCGTGATAATAATCTTGAGCAATCCGGCAACCTGCTTTCATACGATCATCCTCAGAATATCTGGAATCCCCAAAAGATAACCAACCTTTGGATTTATATTTCTCAAGCACACTCTGCCGATATAACGTTCCATCCTGAAGACGGATGAACCCCAAACGTTCACAATCTTGTTTGTTTATATAATCAACCATCACGCACCCGCCTTCCAATGTGAAGCCAACCAATTGCCGCTTTCTTTCACGGATGCCAGCATTGCGTTTTCTTTACCAAAAATCTCCCGTTGACGAATATTCTCGGCGATTTCGTCGATGTCGTCAAAAAAGCCGCGGTCAAAGCTCTCTTTGACTTTTCGGTCATAATCCCAGAACCGGGCTTCCGGCAGCCTATCAACGCGCTCGGCCAAAATAGCGTCAACAGCTTTTTTGCACCAAAATCGCAGGTTTTTATTGCCTCCACGTATCATCAAAGCCCGCGCCAAATCAATCCCCACCCAATACCGCCAGTTACTCTCGTCAAACCGTGAGGCTTGAGCATCAACGGAAAAACTGTCTTTCTCGACCTCTTTTTTAGAGTTCAAAATCGCCAAAATCTGGGCAACCCGGGGACTGGTTTTGTTGTTTTTGAAGTTCCAGTATTCATCAATCGCCGTCAACACATCAGATAAATCATAGGCCTTAAAAGCGGCGTCCCAAGCTGCCAGTTTTTCAGGGTTTCTCTCGGCATACTTCCGAGCGTATTCTTCACTGGGGTTTTCCGAATAAAGTTCATGTAAATGCTGCAAAATTTCTAAACTTTTCTCCATCTCAGAACCTCGCTTCCAATTCCTCATCGGTCATTCCTCGCCAAACTGAACCGTTATTTTCAGCCAAATTTTTATTTTGTTGTCGCCGCCTATCGTTTTGCTTGGCAAAATATGCTGCTGTCGACATAAACCATCGTTTACGCTCACTTTCCGGTTGTTGTTTCAACCAGCCATCGCGGACAACGCATTCGGCATAAATGTTCAAATCCGGATATGCTCGCTTCCAGTCGTCAAAATCTTTTTGTTTCAATTTGATAACTTCCCCCTCAAAAACATATTCTTTCGCTTTCTCGGCAGAGCAAGCAGGTGCGGCAGAGGTTGTTTGCAAAAAACAACCCTTTTCCGTTTCTGTTTCAGATTCAGTTTCTAGTTTCTTGTTTCCTGTTTCAGTTTCTAGTTTCTTGTTTCCTGTTTCAGTTTCTGCTTCTAAAGGGGTTGTTTCTGGGTTGTTTTCGGTTGTTTCTGGGTTGTTTACAGGTTGATTTTTAGGTTGTTTTTTTAACGCATTTTTATTACCTTCCGGCGCACCGCCTTTATTATATATACTGGATTTAGCCATTAAGCACATAGCTTTTAACATTGGATCCTCCGGCAACTCTCCATATATCCCAAACTCGCAAATTGCCTGGTACGCCTCCGGTTGCTTTTCCAGTGGCAATGTCTGTCGGATTGTTTCTGCAAAATTAGCAAAAAAAGCGAATTTATTCTGCATCTTCCCTACTCCCCTGCCAGTTGATTTTTCAAAACGCTCAAAAATTCCTGTTTATCGTCGCCGAACCGGTGTGAGCCGGTTGCCGTGTTCTCAATGCTCCACTTGCTTTCCCCCGGCTTGGTATACTTCACCCAGCGGGCAACAATCCCGCCGCAGGTGTTCTCAATTTTTGGCTGTTTAGTCAGATATGTTCGGTATTCCGTCGCTTTTAAGCCCAACTTATACATCTCTGCCTGACAATTTCGGCAGTAGTGATTTTTACTTGCAAAACAGCTTTCATCTTTTGCCATGCCACATGCGCTGCACTTTTTCATCATATTCCCCTTTCTATCTTTTCAGCCACAATTCGCACTAAAAGTTCTTGCGCTTTTTTTCGATTGCCACGCTCATGAGCGGCAATCTCCAATACGGCTTTTTCAAATTTCAGAAGCTGTTCATCCGTCATCAGCGGATGCTGCTTTAAGGCTTCCCTCACCCGTTTGTCGGTTTTGCTTTTCCCGAATAATTTTTCCGCCTGATTCATTGTTCACCTTCCAAACAAAGCCGTTTCCTCCGGCACCACCTTGATTTCCAAACACGGGTATGCGGCATAACGCTTTTTTACCAATAACGAGCAAATCAGCGCGTCATCGCGCCAGATTATACCGTTACAGGCGTCAAGCGCCGCCTTGGCCAGATTGTCCGCGTCCGGCTTGACCGCTGGCAGCACATAACCCGCCAGTGCGTCTGCCGTTCTTTTTTTGGACATCTGCGGCATTTTCATAAAAGCCGTAACCATTACTTTTATCGGGCAGCCAAACGGCGGGCGGCCGGCCATAGCCGTTTTGGCCAGACCGGCAACCAGTTTTTCATATTTCCGGGTTTTGTCCGGCGTATAGGCAAACCCGCCCCTTGTAAAACGCGGGCGCCCTTTCGGCACCGGCTGCCCGGGAATATTGACAACAACCGCCGTCATTTGCCCTGCCTTTTCTTAAGCCGCGTCGTTGTCGTCGCGGAACGAATCCTCGACTTCTTCAAACTCTGCATCAACAACCGAGTGGTCTTCCAAAGCCGGGACTTCGACCGCTACTGGATCCGGCACGCCCTCGCCGTCTGCGTCCTGATATTCGGAGTTGCAGGCGTTAAACATCTCGCGCTGATCCGGGTCGGCTTTCAGATTGTTCTCACCGCCGGTAAATTCGTCATCCGAATTCGTAACAATTAAAATCGGCTTGCCGGCAACCGCAATCAGCTCGTCCGCATAAGCAACGCTGGCCTTAATTTCACATTTCAGACCTTTGTCGACGGTGATTTTGCCAAGTTCGGCCTGCACGGTCTTCCGCCCGCCGGAAGCAACAATGCCGACGGCCTTGCTCACCAACTCCCGCGCAGCGGTTTTGGCCATTTCAATCTGTTCGCCCTGCTCCTTCTCAGACATCTGCTGATAGGGCTTCGGGAATTGCCGCAACCTATCAATCAAAAAAGCGGCAATGTCACCGGTTAAAGTTTCTTTCGCTAATTTTGCGCCGAATTCGTTATTGTTCATTTTTTTGTTTCCTTTCTTT